GTGACATGAAAGGTGACATGGGTCGTAAGCCCAAAGCATTAACCGCACTTGTTCGTAACTGTGTCAACATGTTTGGCGACTTGAACTTGGGCTTGGTATGTACCAACCACACATACGCATCACAAGACATGTTTGATCCAGATGACAAGATCTCAGGTGGTCAAGGCTTTATCTACGCTAGCTCTATTGTTGTTGCTATGCGTAAACTAAAGCTAAAAGAAGATGAGGATGGTGGCAAAACAACCACAGTCCAAGGTATTCGTGCCGCATGTAAGATTATGAAAACACGTTATGCCAAACCTTTTGAAAGTGTGCAAGTTAAGATTCCATACGAAACAGGTATGAATCCTTACAGTGGCCTAACTGACTTGATTGAAGGCAAAGGCATGTTGAAGAAAGAAGGCAATAGTCTTGTTTACACAACACCAGAAGGCGAAATCATCAAGAAGTTCCGCAAGGGATGGGAACGCAATGACGATGGATGCTTAGACACAGTGATGGCAAATATTACTGCTAATCCGCACATGTTTGACAAGGCTACTCCACAAGAAGCCCCTGAACTAGTCGAGGAATAAATGTCAACAGACCATGAAGAATGGTTAAGGAAGCAAGGTGTAAAGATCACAGGTCAATACACCTTGCGCCGCGCCAAGCTACCTTCATATTATCAATGGATAGAAGAAAAACAAGAAGATCATATCAACTGGGCACCTGAGATTGAGCAGATATATCAAGTTGAAATAGATGAAAGAACAGTTGAGCGTCTTCGTCGATCTGAGATAATGATTATCAATGCAATGGAACATGCAGATCGCCTAAACCGTCAAGGGCTAAACAGCACTGGCAGTGTTGGACATTACTTTGCTGAAAATTGGAATCGACACCATGAAATGCTCAAAGAAAATGAAATGTATAGAACCGCATGGAAAGAGTTTCAATCCATTCGCGTCTTACTTGGCGAAACTCCCCATTGGCCTTAACGGTAACTTCTGCTATAATATATTATGATTAAAAAACTTATGCAACGCCTAGGACGCCATAGAGTCATTATGTATAGGCAAAGCGATGAACCATATCTTGAACGCTACTATGTGTTTCTTAAAGATCGTACATGGTTCCCGTTTAATATCTTTGTGCATAAGTTTCTTAAAAGCGATCCAGACCACCTACATGACCATCCATGGCCATACTTTACACTAATTCTAAAAGGCGGCTACTACGAGTGGGTTCCTTACTATGATAAAGACAATAAAAAAATGACAGAAATTTGCAAGTGGAGAGGCCCTGGGCATTTTCGTATTTGCAAAGCAACCAGTTATCATAGAATTGATTTAAATCCTGAAGTGACAGCATGGACATTGTTTATACCAGGTCCGCAAAAAAGAGAATGGGGATTCTTGGTTAGAAACAAGTGGATCCATAACACTGATTACCTGGCAAGAATGGCTAAACAAAAGTAATGTATTGACTAAGTATCGCAGTTATCAATTTGATACAAAATTGGAGATAAAATTATAATGATTGATTCAGGAGAAATGCTAGCTCAAATGTGGCTTGCAATCAAACCCTACATTGATAAGAAAGAAAGAAACGATGCGGCACTTAGCTTCCTTAGAGCCGCAGAAGACTTTGTTGACTTAGAACAATCCAGAGAAGATGCCGGAGAGGCTGACAGTGCATTACATAGTGCCTTTGCTGAATTGCTAGGCGATGAAGAAACAGAAGACGACACAGAAGAGGATTTCTAATGAGCCAATGGTACAGGAAGGTTACAGCAAATATCGGTGCGCTTCCTGATTGTATTGCTTTTTTTGAAAATGAACTTCAACAAGGTCGTTACGAATTACATATCACCGGAAGCTTAGAAAAAGCCGCAAGGGAAATGCCAGGCATAGTAGAGTATCGCTTTAACCAGTTACAGGAAGTTGAAGCCATACTTGAACAACTCAATATTGAATTGCGTAAACTTCGTAGTGCAAAGTTCCGTCAATTTACAGAACACTACAACAGAGCATTGACAAGTCGTGATGCAGAGAAGTATGTTGACGGTGAACCAGAAGTAGCAGACATGGACAGTATTGTAAATGAGTTTGCACTGGTAAGGAATAAATTTATTGGCCTTACCAAAGCACTGGACAACAAGCAATGGCAGATTACCAATGTTGTCAAGCTACGTGTGGCAGGCATGGAAGACGCAGAGCTTCGCTAATCTGCTTAAAAAATAGACAATCTTTAGAGTAGTACTTAGTACTACTTTTCTTGTGGCTAAAATACAACAAAAAACTGGTAAAAATCACTTGACCTTTGGCTCAAGATCGCTTATAATCAATACATGGACAGCAAAAAGAGTTTAAAGCAATCTGTGTTGCGTAAAAGCAACATAACAAAAAAAGAGGTTGCTAATTGTTCCAAAAGCGCATATAATAGAGTTATTGTTTAATCATTCCACGCAAAGGAAATCAAAATGTCAGCTTACATTACTATTAACGATGGCAAATATCGTAACTTCAATGTTACAGGCCAAACATTTCAACTAGTAGCAGATTTCAAAGAAGGTACCGACGGCGCCGGCTATGTTACTGTTAAAAACAACGGAGCCTTCCCAGGAATGCCAGAAGTTGTTCGTATTAAAGTTTCTTCTATGCAAGACGTGATTCCGGCTAGTGCCGCAGATTGCGCCACTACCACCAGCATTGAAGCCAATTATGAAACCCCTAAGCGCAAGGAAAAAGCAATGCAATTAGAGACAGATGAACAAGCAATTGAGCGCATCCGTGAACGTTTTGACATCTTGGAAGAGATGACAGAAGGTGCTGTAGACGGTACCGTCCGTGCTATGATTGTTGTAGGCCCTCCAGGCGTAGGTAAGAGCTTTGGTGTTGAAAAGGTACTTGACAAGAGCGCCATGTTTGACAAGATTGGTGGACGTCGCCCACGTTATGAAGTTGTTAAAGGTGCAATGAGTGCCATTGGTTTGTATTGCAAGCTTTACAACTACAGTGGTGAAGGCAATGTCCTGGTGTTTGACGACTGTGACAGCGTGTTGATGGACGAGCTGTCACTTAACATCTTGAAAGCGGCTTTGGACAGTTCTAAGAAACGTACAATTTGCTGGAACACCGACAGCCGTATGTTGCGTTCAGAAGGCGTTCCAGATCGCTTCGAGTTCAAGGGCTCTGCTATCTTTATCACCAACATTAAGTTTGAGAACGTGCGTTCTGCAAAGCTTAAAGATCACCTAGGTGCTTTGGAAAGCCGTTGCCACTACCTGGACTTGACACTTGACACGGCACGTGACAAGATGTTGCGTATCAAACAGATTATGTTGGATGGTATGTTGGATCACTACGAGTTTGAAGAAGGTGCCAAGCAAGAATTGTATGAGTATGTTGACACTAACAAAGACAAATTGCGTGAACTGAGCCTGCGTACAGTTATTAAGATTGCAGACTTGAAAAAGATGTGCGGTCCTGGCAACGACAAGTGGAAGCGTCTTGCAGAGACCACTGTTATGAAACGTGCATAAAGTTACCGACAGCTGACTATTTGCGTGGAATGTGGTCGGTGGGAAAGGGTTCTTCGGAGCCCTTTCTTTTTGGCCAAAATATATTTTTAGGCCAGTCAAAAAAACTGGTGGTTTTTAGATAAGTATACGTAACCCCCACTATCAGTTTTACCGCTTTGGCATAATATGACTATACATTGCCTGCGGAGTGTGTTATTATATACTATGCCAGGAATAACAAGACTAGAAATCAAAGACGAAGTAAACATTAAGTTCCATGACCTGGATCCTAGTACTCGTCGTAAATGTGAATCAAAACTAAAGTATCAGTTGCCATATGCTTATCATGTGCCTGCGTTCCGATTAGGAAGGTGGGATGGTAAGATTGGTTTCTTTACTACTGCCGGTTCTACATACATTAATCTATTAGATAGGATATTGCCTATCTTAGATGATGAAGGCTGGCACATTGAGATAGAAGACAATAGGCAACAGCATAATTTTAATTTTGTAGAAGTTACCGAGGATACGTTTAGCCACATACTTTGGCCTAAAGGACATCCTGCAGAGGGGCAGCCTATTGTAATTAGGGACTATCAAGTGGAGTGTATTAATCGCTACCTTGCTAACCCGCACGGAGTCCAAGAGATTGCTACAGGTGCCGGCAAGACTTTAATGACAGCGTCAATGAGCTTGTGCTGTGAACCTTATGGACGCACATTGGTTATTGTCCCTAACAAAGACTTAGTTAGACAAACACATGCCGATTATGTTAACATGGGACTAGATGTTGGTGTATACTTTGGTGATGAGAAAGACCTGGGACATACACATACCATTGCAACATGGCAAAGTATCAACAGTCTTATTAAAAAGAACAAAGAAGGTACAAGTGCTGTTGGCATGGAAGCAATTACAGATGATCTTATTGCAGTCATTGTTGATGAGGTACACATGGCCAAAGCAGATGTGCTTCGTTCAATGCTAACAGGTCCGTTTGCACATATACCAATTCGTTGGGGACTAACAGGTACCGTTCCCAAAGAAGAACATGAGTACATTAGTTTGTTGGCAAGCTTGGGCCCAGTACTGCACAGATTGCAGGCAAGCGAACTTCAAGACATGGGTGTGCTTTCACAATGCCATGTCAAGGTGTTGCAATTTGATGATAAAGTAGAATATAAAACTTACCAAGAGGAACTGACTTATCTAACGTCTAACGAAACGCGAATGGATGAGTTGGCCAAAACAATTGATACAATTAGTCAAGCTGGAAACACTCTTGTACTGGTTGATCGCATAGCATCTGGAAAGATGCTGGTTGAACGTTTACCAGACAGTGTGTTTGTCAGTGGAGCAATGAAATCCAAAGACAGAAAAGAAGAATATGATGAAATTACAACAGCTGATAATAAGATTATTGTGGCTACCTATGGTGTTGCCTCTGTGGGTATTAATATCCCCCGTATTTTTAATTTGGTTTTAGTAGAACCTGGTAAGAGCTTTGTGCGAGTAATTCAAAGTATTGGTCGTGGCATAAGAAAAGCCCAAGATAAAGATTTCGTCCAAATATGGGACGTTACAAGCACAGCAAAGTTTGCTAAACGGCACCTGGCCAAGCGCAAGAAGTTTTACGAAGACGCAAACTATCCATATCAAACAGAAAAGGTAATTTATAAATGAACATTTTAACAGTTGACAACACCACATACGACTTGGATAGACTACCAGAGGAAATTGACGAGGATCTTCGTTATGGTGTACTAGATTATTCAAACACATCTGAAGTTGATTACATGTTTGTTCCCTTGGTGTTCTTGGAAAGCTTTAGTTGCCCAGCGGCAGTACTAAGAATAGGCAAGCACGAACTAAAGGTTCCCTTGGATTGGTCCTTGATCATTGGTGAAGCTGACCATGGTGAACCAGAAGTCATCAATGTCATGAGTTTGAACGACCGCGGCTTCAGTGCGTTTGTGTTTAATCCCATCAACGGATACAAACCAGAGTGGCAAAAGGTTGAAGTGATCAACATCTACCAAGAAGTCAAATGGTATGTGCCCAAGTTAAAGTTTGGTCATGTGTTAGCAGTGCCATTAGAGAAAAGCAAAAGTCCAATGTGTGCTTTCTTTATCAAAGAGACTAATAAAATTCCAGAAGTACTTGACTTAAACAAGATTTGGTTTTAAAATAGTAGCATGGCTACAAAAAAGAAAACAGCGTCAGCGGCATACAAGTTACCAATTGAACAGGTGATGTCTGCGGTTGACCTTCGTAAGGGAGATTACTACTCCAGCCTTAGTGATGAGGATGTAAAGTCGCTAAGTACGTTCATGTCACAACGTTGGGCAAGTCAGGTACAAGGCGATTTGGAAGTACAAGAGCAGTATCTCCTTAATGTAAACGACTACAGCAACATTGACTACATTGCCACCACAAGCGAACATGAGGAACTACGCTGGCGAGTGTTAGCCTTGTGCGGTCTTGGTTTTAAAATGCGACATGAATTTATCCCACCCAAGAACAGCAAAAAGGATAAACTGGCAATTTGGCTAGTAGAACAGTTCCCGGCAATGAGCGATGATGAAATTGAATTATTTAGAACTATAAATGGCAACGATGTTCTGGAAGACATTGCAATCTCCAAAAACACGGGTAATAAAGATCTTAAGGAATTGTTTAAATAATGTTAATGGATTATCAATGTAAATTTTGCGGAAAAGCATTTACTCGCGAACGCACCTTAAGCAGTCATATGTGTGAGAAAAAGCGTAGATGGATGTGCAAGGATGACATGGATAGCCGCATGGCATTTAATGTATGGACTGACTTTATGAAGTTTGTTAGTCCAAATACAAAGAAGGCCAAAACCACCGAGGACTTTATACGCAGTCCTGACTACATTGGCTTTAAGAAATTTGCTAACTATATTATTGACCTCAAACCGGTAGAAAGCGACAAGTTTATACAGTGGCTTTTTAAGATGGGAGTTCGATTAAGTGATTGGCAGAGACCAGGAACGTACCAGCTATATGTGCAAGAAGCCGCAAAAAAGGAAACTGCGGAAAGAGCACTGGAACGTACTTTACTTGCAATACAAGAGTGGAGTGAGCAAACAGGAGAAGATTGGCAAAAGTTCTTTAATAAAATTGCACCAGCAACAGGTATGAATTTAATAGTCATGGGCAGAATTAGTCCATGGATCATATATTCTACTGATGCGGCACAACGATTATTAGACAGAATGGAACCTGGCCAAATTGACACTGTGGCAAAACATGTGGATACTGAATGGTGGACAAACAAATTAAAAAAGAATCAGGAAGAAGTGGCCTGGTTAAACACGACAATGGCTCTGGTCCTAGATATGAAAGCCTAGAAGTAAAACTTGAGCAGTTCATTGAAAAGCTCAATTCAGTGAAAGCTGAGATTAATGAGATTAAACAGCAACAAGCCGAAATACTAAATTATATAAAAAGTAGATTAGAATGAGCCAACCAGACGTAGACATTGACTTTGCAGATAGAGAACAAGTGCTAAAATTATTGGCACATGTACCAGCGACATTAAAAATGCCCAATGGTACAAGACAAAAGCATAAAACAGGAGTGTACTTCCATCCTGTTCCTGTTAACCCATACACAGGTTGGTGTAATATCGATTATCAACAAGCAGAGGAAGCAGGTTTCTTCAAAGTTGACTTGCTTAACGTAAGCTTGTATCAACGCATCAAAAGCAAAGAAGAGTTAAATAGACTATCAAACCAGGAGCCACTATGGGATTTACTATTAGACGAGGGCTTTGTGAATCTTTTATTTCATTTGAACGGGCATGTGGATACACTGAAGAAGACTTGCCCAACTTCCGTGGAACAATTAGCTGCCGTCTTGGCAATGATACGCCCGGCCAAACGCTATTTGATTGGGAAGCCATGGAGTGCGATTATGAAGGAAGTATGGACGAAGCCAGAGAATGGTGAGTACTACTTTAAGAAGAGTCATGCCACTGCTTATGCAGTTGCCATTGTGGCACAAATGAATTTGATCTGTGAAGAAATTAGTTACGGATTCAGTTAATGCATTTTACGCACCAGACTAATTTGTCTGCGTTTGGTGCGTTTGGTAATTACATTAATCAGGCTAGTTTGATGTCCGTGTAGCATTTCAAAGTCTTTGGTGCTATAGGTTTTAAGGGCATACACAAATCTACGCATAGGTTCTTTAAGAACAATATTGATAGGAATTAGTCTGTTACTACCCCACCACCATTCTTCGCCCATTTCCACAAACAGCATCTTATCCGTTTCGTCTTTGAGTAAGTTATAGACGTACATAGTGACCACAGTTTGATCACTGTTTTGTATAATTCCAACTAATTCTTGGTCTCCATAACGAACTAGGCTCATAAACGGGAACCGTTCTAGAAATTCTTTGATTTTACTTTCCATCAAGTATACTTAGCATATTAAAAACTCAGGTCAGCTAAATAACTATATGGCAACACTTAACTCAAGCATTCCTACAGCAACCTTAAATTACGCAGGTGCAGGCACTGGGCACAGTACCACTAGACATGTACCCGGTTACACCGATCAACGAATAGTTTGGTTTAAAGGTGTAGATAACATATTGGACATTACCTTAACCGGTAGTGATCGCAGACCTGTTAGTTTATTACGCAGAGAACTAACAATCACAATGTGGGATAGAACAACAGGAACTACCATTTTCCGTCGCAGAGCAGTACCAACAGTTGCCGAAAATGGTCAAGCAAGGCTAACCGTTTTTGCCCGAGACTTAACGACACTGGGTAGTGGGATTTATGCCCTAGGTGCCACATTTGTAAATGCTGAGGGTTTAGAAACTGCTCTTACTTGGAACCGTGCCATGCAAGGCGCATTTGACGTAGAAGTAAAGGATGCAGTTGTACCCACAAGTCGTGGCACATTTGAAATTACAGAGTACCTTAATGCAAATGATATATTCACTTCCAGTGCAGTAAATGGCCCACAGTTTTTTAGAAAAGATATAAGCTTATTCACAGTAGGTATATACGCAACAAACTGGACAGGTTCTGTACAGGTACAAGGTACCTTGGATGAAACGGTAACAGGTACAACATTGTGGGCAAACTTGAAACCACAAGATTATACCACTACAATTTTGAACTTCAATGGATACACTGGCATTGATCCATACAACTACTATGGTGGGGTTCGTTGGTTAAGAATAGCCAAAACTAATAGCCCATCCAACGCTGGAACACTTGACAAAGTCCTAATAAGAGTGTAAACTAACTCTATATGAGTATAGTTGAGAACACACTAAGAGCACACCTGCCTCCATTAAAGGCAACATCCAATGGTTGGCTAACTTTAAACTGCCCTATGTGTGTACAAAATGGTCAAGCAAGACCAGATACCAAACATCGCGGCGGCCTAAGATTTGACCAAGACAAGGTTGGTTATCATTGTTTCAACTGTGGCTATACAACAGGATGGCGTCCGGGCCAACGATTGGGTATTAAACTAATCAAGCTAATGCGAACGTTTGGCATTGACGAAGGCGATATACAGCGTTTAAAGATTCAACTGTGGGACCAAGTGGTTGAGGACGATACAGTTGTACAAGAACCATATAAGAAACCTGAATGGCCAGAAATAACTTGGCCGTGGACTGTTAGAGACTTAAACTTAGAAGCCGCAGAGTATCTTGACAGTAGAGGTGTACTTGAACTCAGTGATTGGTATACCAGTGCTAGCCCTATACAAGGTATGGATAACCGTGTTATACTACCTTATACAAGTGATGGCAAAATTGTAGGATACACAGCACGTTGGATTGGTGATGTGCCAGATAAAAAAACCGCAAAGATGATCACAAGTAGACCACCCAGCTTTGTATTCAATTTAGATCATCAAAGTCAACAGCGTAAGTATACTATTGTAACAGAAGGTGAATATGATGCACTAACGCTAGATGGTGTTGCTGTCATGACCAATAGCATTAGCCCAGAACAAGCAAAGATTATTGAGGACATTGATAACGAGCCAGTGGTGTTACCAGATAAAGACAAGGCCGGTATGACTCTAGCATTGCAAGCCGCAGAACTAGGTTGGAGTGTAAGCTTTCCAGATTGGCCAGACGGCATTAAAGATGCCAACGATGCGGCACGACAGTTTGGACGAGTTGCTGTTCTACAAAGTGTGATATTGGCGATTGAGAGCTCACCATTAAAGATTAAATTATTAGCAAGGCGGTGGTGTGTATAAAGTAAAAGTAGTTTGGCGGCTAGGACAAGACTCTAGTGAATGGTGGGACCAAGTTTGCATTTGGGCAATAGAAGAATTTGGATTGCCAGGCAACAAATATAAAACAGAACTAACAGAAGATTATATGATTTTTAATTTTGAAGAACAAGAAAACGCCGCCATAATGGCCTTGCGATGGGGGAATAATTAATGGATAAAGAATATAGTGTAAGTACGCAGACCTTGTACTTGCAGTTTTTAATTAGTAATAGAGACTTGGCGGCAAGATGCAATAACATCTTAGATCCAGACCACTTTGACAGGCGTATTAGAAAAGCCGCGGAGTTTATCAAGAGCTATGTTAGTCAACATGGTGACATTCCGGATCCACTACAAATTAAAGCAGTAGGCGGGGTTGACATTGAGCCTATAGGCGCCACTGCTGTACAGCATAGTTCATGGTTCCTGGAAGAGTTTGAAAAGTTCTCAAGATACAAGGCATTAGAAAAAGCCATCTTGACCAGCTCGGACTTGTTAGAGAAGCATGAGTATGGTGCAGTTGAGAAGTTAATTAAAGATGCTGTACAGGTTGGTTTGCCAAAGACATTTGGTACAGACTACTTTGAAGATCCTGTGGGTCGACTAAAAGCAATTAGAGACAACAACGGACAGGTATCAACTGGTTGGAAGGATTTAGATGATAAGTTGTATGGTGGCTTTAACAAAGGTGAGTTAAACATCTTTGCTGGCGCATCTGGCGCAGGCAAAAGTTTGTTCTTACAGAACTTGGCATTAAACTGGACACAGCGTGGAATGAATACTGTTTACTTTAGTTTGGAACTCAGTGAACTGTTATGTAGCCAACGTATGGATGCCATGTTAACAGACATGAGCACACGTGACTTGTACAAACGTCTAGATGAGGTTGAACTCAAGGTCAAGTCTGCAGGTAAAAAAGGCAAGCTACAGATTGTACAACTTACAAATGGCGTAACCCCAAACGATTTATTGGCATGGATTAGAGAATTTCAAACACAACGTGACATCAAAGTTGATGCTATCTTGGTTGACTACTTGGACTTGATGATGCCAGCAGGTCAAAAGATCAGTGTAAGTGATATGTTTGTCAAGGACAAGTTAGTGGCAGAGGAGTTGCGTAACTTGGTTGTTACAGAGAATTTGCTATTAGCGACAGCGTCACAGTTGAATCGTAGTGCTGTGGAAAGTGTAGAGTTTGACCACAGTATGATTGCAGGTGGTTTAAGTAAAATTCAAACTGCTGACAATGTGTTTGGTATCTACAGTACACCTAGCATGAAAGAACGTGGAACAGTACAAATACAGTTTATGAAAACACGTAGTAGTTCAGGTGTTGGACAGAAAATTGATTTAAGCTTTAATCCAGATACAATGCGTATCTCAGATGCAGTAGATAGTGGTGGTGGAAGTACTACAACTCGTGCATCAGATGTATATGATAAGGTGCGGGCCAGATCCAACTTAGGTACAACAGTTAATACTGAAGCACCACCACCAGCATCTACCAAATGGGAAAAACCAACTGGCACTCATGCATGGGATTACCCAACTGCTAGTGCTACAGCCGAACCTACAAGTGAGACTGCACCCGTACAAAAGCCCCTAACCGCTCCTGTTGCAACCAGTGCAAATAGAAACGCATTAAGGGCTATTGTTAGCCGTGAAATCTAATTACTTCATTCTGTACGGATCAGAAGCGCCAACATCTGGCATTACATCTGCGGCAATATCGTCCTCAGGTGCAACGGCATCTTCTGCATCTTGCTCTACATTAAAATCTCTAATGTCTTTGCGTAATCTACCAATCAACGAAGGATCACTTGCAATGATGTCTGCCATGCTAATAAAAGCCGCTGTGATTAGCTTTGATTCTGAAAAAGTTACTGGCTGGCCACTTGCCATTTTATTCAATGTTTGCATAAAACGACTTTGTAGCTCATCACTTACCAGTGGCCCCAACGCCATTTTTAAACGTGCAAGCTCACCAGAGCTAATGTCGTGGTCTGGTTCCCCAGTATCCGTATGAGTATCATACTCATTTAAACGGGAAATCTTATTGGCTAAGTCCCTTAATTGTTGTGCGCTTGGCGATAATTGCATTTTACAATCTCCTATATAGATTATTTAGCTAAATATATTAATATGCGAAAACACACTCGAAGTATTTTAGACGAAATTACAGGGCTAGTCCCAAAGCAAGATAAGCACTTACTTGTTGAGGGTTTAGCTGTGCAAGCTATTGCCCGTGTAATTAATTTAATGGAAGTAATTCAGCAAAATTATCCACAGCATCAAGCTGATGAATTAATTAGACGATTACAGCTAGCCATTAAAAACGGAGACACAGCCAAATTTACTCGAGGTGTACGATCTATCAAGGAAAACGACCAGTGAAAGTAAATGATTTACAACGTCAATTAGATGAAGGATTTTTAGATAATTTAGTTTCTAAAGTGCAATCCATGGCAGGCGGAGATGGCCCTACTGGTATCATTCGAGCATTGCGCGGCCAAGATGCCGCATTGAGAAAATTTGCTGATGCTATTACAAATGCCACACGTAACAAAGTTATGCAACGTGTAGGCAATCAACTTGACTTGATTAACTCTGGTAAGGCACCACTACCAGTTACCATGATTTATCAACAAGCCATTTCAGCCGCAAAACAGGTTGCAGCCTCTGATCAAATGAATGTTGATGTTGGGCAAGTTGGGCAAACAATTAGATCAAATCGTGCTGATATTGAACGCTTAGTACTTTCAAGTAATGTTGGAGACAACAATCAAATTAAATTAATATTTGATTCAATCTTAGGCGGAACTGGTTCCTCAAACATTGGCATGGAAGTAGAACCAGCAATGAAAGCAGTTTCAATGATTGTAGCAGGCGCAATCATCTACATTAAAACAACCAAAGAAGACTTAGAAGACTACAACATTGAACCAGCAGACTTGGAAAGTTTCAATGCCGCTGGCGAACAAGTTAAAGAAATTTTATGCGATCCTACATCAGCTGAGATTCGTGCGTTACAACCAAATGAAGATTTCAAAGATCATTTGCATTGGTTAATCATTCAGATGATTCAAGGCATACAGAAAAAATACGCAGTATTAGATAATGCCAAACTGCAGGCCTTACTGGCAAATCCGCCAGCACTAATTAGTCCCCTTGAATTTAAGACAGCATTGTCTGGACATTCAGCCAGTGTCAACCCCGATGCAGTAAATCAACTTATAGCAAAGGCAACACCAGCAATTCAAAATCAATTTAAGATTTGGTTAGAAATTGCAGTCAAAGAAACAGCGGCGGGTGGCCCACCAAATCAAAGTTCGCATCTTTATGTTGAGCCGTGGGGCGCCAGTGCAATGGTGTTAGTTGACAAAATGAAGTTCGGCACCCCTGCAAAGAAAGAAGCACCACAGGTATCACCTGATGCTGAAGAAGAAATACAATCATTGACAGATTCTCACACCGCAGGAGAGACTGCATTACGTAATGCGTTGGCTACCAATCCCAATCTTACACCTGTGCAGATGAAAGATGTATACGATAAAGCAAGAGAAGCATATAACAATGCAAACCCTACAACATGAAAATATTTGAAATAGCAACATACAAAAAGAAGTCCCTGCTGTCAGAAGCCAAGGCTCGTATTGACCATCCAGAAGACTTGGTATTTGAAGAAGGCAGCGGCGGTGCACAACGAGCACTTGATGCAATGAAACACGCGGCAGTTGATCCTACTGTTAACTCAGTCAAGTGGGATGGTACTCCTGCAATTATATTTGGTCGAGATGAAAATGGTTTCATCATGACTGACAAGGCCGGCTTTGGTGCCAAAAAATATGATGGCATGGCTCGTAGTGCTAAAATGTTCCGTGACATGATTTACAATCGCAAACCAGATGACCAAGGACGTTTGGAATACTCAACACAAATTGCTAGTCTGTATCCGATGCTGGAGAAGATTGTTCCTGCCAAGTTTCGTGGCTTTGTCCAAGGTGACATCATGTGGATGAGTACTCCTGTAGTACACGACGGAGTAATTGAAATACAGCCATTAAAGGTAAAGTACACAATTGACCCGGCCAGTGACTTGGGTAAGAAAATTAAAGCAAGCAAAGCAGGTATTGTTGTGCATAGCTACTTTACAAGCACCGCAGAAGAAGAGCCAAGAGCAATGACACCTGCTGAAATTGAAAAGCTGAAACCTAGTCCTGGACTTGTTGTACTAAGCCCTGTAATGCAGGTTAGATCTGCTCCTTTTGAATTATCCGAAGAAGACATTGCACAAGTGGACAACGTTATTAAAAAATATGGCAATGCCATTGACAAGTTGCTAGACAACTTTTCAATAAGCTCATTGAAAATTTCTAACTTACCAGATATCTTTAAGAGTTATTTAAATTACAGAGCTGGCATTGGGCAACAAGGCCTGAGTAGTAAAGATTTTATGGCCTGGTTACAAGATCCAATGAGAAGCAAACTAACAGCCAACAAGCTACAAAATGTGCTAGATCACATTAGTAAGAACAAGGCTGGATTTACCGGAGTGTTTGAAGTTGCCAATAAATTAGTTGCACTCAAATACAAGTTAAAAACGCAACTGGATGCACATGCTGGACATGATGCGGCAGTTACAGCCACAGTTAGAGATGAACCAGGACACGAAGGGTTTGTGTCAGATACACCACATGGTAAAATTAAAATTGTAAACAGACCTGTGTTTATGAAAAAGGTATAATATGGAAGACTTTAGTTTTATTAAAGAGAACTGCAACGAAAGCAAAATGTTTCGTAACAACTATCTTAATCAGTTAACCTTGCGTGATACAGTTGATAGTGTATTTCTTAACTTGCTTACACTTTACATGTTGAGTAAGGAATTTGAAACTCGTCCATTTGCACAAGAGTACGCAACTCGTACAATGTCGTTTGCAAATTTTACAACTCCGAGAGTTGGCGGTACAGACCTATACCAAGGCCTGCACATCATGCTATACCCAACCGGGCACACTGCATCGTTGTTAAAGGCTGGAGAACAAAATTCAGCACTGGCAACTCAATTACATACCAATGCAAAACTAGTAAAAGATTTCCTCCGTGGTATTGCAAGTGGTACACTTGATCGTACCACTGCTATTCGTATTATGTATAGGCTTGAAGGCCAGATGGGCATTGACATCAGCAACTACAAAAGTCTAAGACGTCTAATTACAGACTGGGAAAATTTAACAACTATTCAGCATCAATTATGTGTTACCCGTCTACTACAGTATTACAGATTGCGTGGCCGTCGTAGTGAGTTACTACCTGTACTAGAAGCATTAGCTAGAAACAAGGGAATGGAACTTACTGATGTTGGCAATGCAGAACTTGCGGCAGTGGGTGCTGGCTCAATTGTTGGGTCAAGGTCTGGGAATGGATTTTTATCTGGTGTAGCCAAAGCCGCAGGCGGGTTTGCTGTGGGTTATGCAATTGGAAGAAACATGTAATGTCTGACAAAAAGTCGTACACAATTCCGGGTTCTCACTTTGGTGGAGATCCTGAATTCTTTTCTGCGTGGACATTATATGATATTGGCCCAGATGGGCGAGATAATTTAGCCACACTCATGAGCATTGTGGCCGCTCGTGGTCAACCACTGTTGGCCAGTGTTGAGTGTTTTGAAAACCAAGACTTAGGGACTGAAATCTTTGGAGAAGCTTACTCGGGTAAACAACGAGTGTGGTGTTTAAAATGGATTGCCAGTGGTGTTGGACAAATGACAGAAGAAACATTGTCAATTGAATCAAACGAACAGTACATGACTGTTGGACTCACTGAAACTGTTACCCTACCAGGCCGCGCTATTACATCAGGACCTGAGACTAATATGTTTTTTATACGCCACGAAACTTTCTAAATTTGCTAAATACAGCATAATAAAAACAACGTTAGTACACAACTCACCCTGGCTCCATTATGGCTCGTTAAAAAATCACACTGCTGATATGAATCACCTTGTGTGAATTATCTATGGGTAAAGAGTTAAATGGCTATCACAGAAAGTTCAAGCCTAGAAATGCACGTTGAATTGTGTGCTGAGCGATACGCTCGTCTAGAAGAAAAGTTTAAAGATGTTGAGAGTGGGTTGGATCATCTACATGGTGATTTTAATGCATTTAAGATAGAAAATTCAAGGGCAATGAGTGACATCAAGTCCATGTTAAGTAGCGCAAAAGATGAGAAATTCAAGATTATGGTTACATCTACTGCAACTGTAATTGTAGGTTTATTAGCAATGTTGGGTTATGTAATCACACATTTGCAAAAATAATAAATGAAAATACTAGTTGAAGCTAAAATAGTCTGGGCCAGAAGTGGTAAAAAAATCAAGCGCAAAGTTCGCTGTACTTCTGGACGCAAACGTGGTAGAGTTGTTAGCGCCGCTAGTAGTTGTAGCAAGAAAATTGACATCAAAAAGCGTTTACGTTTTAAGCGCACAAAAGCCAAAATGCGTGGCAGAATTGCAATGAAAATCAAACGTACCAAGAAATTTAACCCACTAAGTAAACGTGTGACCAAGTTAAACAAAAAAAGACGCTAAATAGATTACGGAGAACATTATGAAATTTAATGATATTACAACTATAAAAACACCAGCACAAGCCGCTAGATCTGCATTACGCAAAGAAAGCATTGTAGTTGAAAGCATGGGCGGAAGACGCCTGAGAACAGAGCTAGCCCGTGTTAACGAAGAAATTAACATTTTAGCAAGCAAGGGTGGACAAGCTTATACACGAGCTATCCTTCATAGAGAAATTTATGAAGAAATGGCCAACGTTGATGCAGTGCTTTTTGAAGGCGAGCTAGATGATGCTGATATTGAGCAAGCTGAAGTAGTTATTGCGGCCAAAGCAATGAACCATGAATTCCAAGGCATGATTGAAGATGTTGCTGACATGCTAGGCAGCGATATGATCACCTTGGTTGATCAAATCAAAGAACGCTTTGGTGATGCCGCAGGCGAGCAGTATGCCCAAACTGTTAAGGCAGCATTGGATGCGGCAATTACAGCTTTAATGGACACTAAGAATACACTAGACTCAGCTATCACTTCATTGACAAGTGGCGGTCAAGTAGCAAGTCCTGACATGTCAGGCGAACCAGCTGATGCATCGGCTCCTATTTTCCCAAGTAGTTCAGGTCCAGAAGGTGAAACCACTGGCAGGGAGATGAAGAGTGGTATTGAGTGAACTAGCCACAGTTGATAAGAATTTTGCCAACGCCATCAAAATGTTGATTATTAAAAATCAAAATGATGGTGTAGCAAAAATTCCTATGAATGCCATGGTAGACCAATTGAACCGAATGGGTTTCAGTGCCGCTGGCCAAGTTAATGCCATTCGCGGATTGATCGCCACATTCAAAGCTAAGAATAATAATCTTGTAGCAGATGTTAATAACAATGAAATAATTTTAACAACAGTACCATCTGCTGATACAGAAGCACAAGCAGAAGAAAACAAAAATAAAGTTAATAAAGATGCTATTAGCCAAGCTCGCAAGGATTTAGGAATATGAGTAGAGTAATGTTAACAGCCGCAGAGGCTCGTGTTAAGTCATTACAAGACATTTATGTTTTGAGAGAAATACGCGACCTCGAAGAAGAAGTGCTATTGGCCAGCGCAGATGGTGCTGTACAAGTTACTGTTTCAACAACCAGCACAATGGCAAAAAATGCCGCTGATGTGGGTTATGCAATGGCCGCAGAGTATTATGATACTTGGGTAGGATCAAGAGAAGACCGTCAGAAAGTTTTACAAATGAATAAAGTTGTACTGTACTTCAGTGACCTTGGTTATACAATAGACCGTCAGATGAACCCAGTTACACAAACCACTTTCCAGTGGGTCATTGCTTGGTAATACTGTTGTATTTTTACAACACTTTTTAAAATAGTCCTTGACTTTTTTGTTATTATCGTTTATAATAAACGACAATGATAACTTTCAATCACAAATTCAAATATGAAAAATTAACTAGGATTGATGGTCCTAGTCGTCTTTATGCTACACCAGATGGCTCTCGAGTCCCTAGTGTAACTACAATCCTAAGTTCTACAGCAGACAAAACATTCTTAAATGAATGGAAAAAACGTGTAGGCGAAGCAGAAGCTCAACGTATTAGTACAGAGAGTGCTGGACTAGGCACACTAGTACACAAACATATTGAGAACTTTATTGAGGGCATCGAACGCCCACCAGGTAGTACTCCTATTCATGTTCTAGCTCGCTCAATGAGTGATCAAGTTATTGAAAACGGATTATCTGGTGTAGACGAAGTATGGGGCATGGAAGCAAGTCTTTACTACCCCGGCCTGTATGCTGGCACCACAGACTTGTGTGGCGTATACAAAGGCCGGCCCAGTATCATGGACCATAAAACGGCCAAGAAAATGAAAAAGCCTGAATGGATGCAAGACTACTTTATTCAAACTACAGCCTACGCACTGGCACACAATGAAGTACATGGTACTGACATTCAGCAAGGTGTACTGTTCATGGTTGATAGGGAAAATCAGTATCAAACTTTTATCATTGAAGGTGCAGAGTTTAAACACTACAGCGATCTGTGGTTACAACGAGTAGAACAGTATTACAAGTTAATATAAGTATCGTTGTGGAACATCGTAGCACTGAACATTGGTTCTTTGATAAACAAGGAAAGTTGCAAGCCTGGCGTGACTGGAGATTACAGTTGTCTGAAATGGACGCTGAATCCGCCTGTCAAGAAGTTGCAACCTGGTGGAAATTTGTCCCCCTGGTCACAAAAACATTTGACCCTTGGCGAGAAGAAACTTGGCCAGATCCATGGACTTTGGTCAGTAACGGGTCGTTTTGCCCCAGTGCCCAAGGGCTAGGAATGTTCTATAGTTTAGTATTATGTGGTGTTGACAGCCGCTTAATACTAGCCGTGATAAACGAACAACCCAGATTACTAGTTGAAGTGCTTGGTAACAAGCTATTAAATTATTATGACGGTGAAGTAATTGACGCTAATTTTAGCGAAGCCCAAATTTTGAAACATTGGGCGTCTAGCGACCTGGCTAGACTGGTTAAAGTGTAAAGATATTGCGTAATGAGTCAGCGGTAAGTATTTGTCTGAATCTGACTGAGGACGCAAGCAAATAATGGAAAATATGAGCAAGAATATTATAAATGTAGTTAAAAGAAGTGGCAGTGTCGAGCCACTAGCAGTAGAAAAATGGCAAGCCCAGATTAGTAAAGTGTGTAGTGGTATTGCTGATGTGAGTCAGAGCATGATTGAAATCAAGGCACAACCACATTTTTACAACGGTATTAGCACACGTGAAATTGATGAAATCACCATGCGAGCCATTGTAGATCTAATTGATGTGGAATCAAATCCTGATGTAGGACATACAAATTATCAGTACGTGGCAGGCAAGCATAGACTTAGCATGTTGCGTAAGGATGTTTATGGCAGTTACACTCCTCCACGCCTGTACGAAATTGTTAAGACAAATGTATCCACTGGATTATACACATCAGAATTGCTGGAATGGTATACCGAAGAAGACTGGGACAAGATGGATAACATGCTTGACCATGCTAAAGATGAATTATACTCTTGTGCGGCAATTGAACAACTGATTGAAAAGTACTTGGTCAAAAATCGCAGTACAAAACACACATATGAAACTCCACAAGTTAGATACATGGTTGCTGCCGCCACAGTCTTTCATAAAGAAGAACCCAACAGCGCAAGAATGCGTTATATAAAGGAATACTACAATGCCGCAAGTGATGGATTATTTACTCTTGCTACCCCTGTGCTTGCTGGTCTCGGTACCCCTACTAAACAATTCAGTTCGTGCGTACTTATTCGCAGTGATGATGACTTGGATAGTATTTTTGCTAGTGGCGAGATGATGGCCAAGTATGCCAGCAAACGTGCTGGCATTGGCCTAGAGGTTGGCCGACTTCGCCCACTAGGCTCACCCATCCGCGGTGGGGAGATCATGCACACAGGTATGATTCCGTTCTTGAAGAAGTGGTTTGGCGACCTACGTAGTTGCAGTCAAGGAGGTATTCGTAATGCAAGTGCTACTGTATTTTATCCTATTTGGCATCATCAGTTTGATGATCTTATTGTACTTAAGAACAACCAAGGAACAGAAGAAACCCGAGTCCGTCATATGGATTATGGGGTTGTGCTTAGTGCTTTCTTCTGGAGACGATTTA